CCCAATCCAGATAATTTGATTGACTTGCCCATCGCACCAACAATGGGTCAAAAAACGTAACGCCGCCGCCGTAAGTTGTAGCCCCGAACGCCATCAAAATACCACTTTTAGGGTCAAACAGAATTTGCCCTACTTGGTTAGGTACAGACGCTGCTCCTACTTTACTACTTAATAATACAGCGTTAGTAGGCCCAGCTGCTGGCGCTACAGTAAACGATGTATCTATTGCCCAGTAATAAATGTCGCTATTACGAATATTAAAAAGTAAATCAGTTCTATTAGATGTTACGTTGTATCGTGACGCGAAATACACCAATCTAATTTGATTAGAAATCGCCGTTGCGGCAGCAATGCCCCACCCCGTTAACGGAGGAAGCGTATAGGGAAATGAAGTTGAGGAAGTACCGCCCCAGTAGGGCGCACCCCAACCTACACCAGACCCAGACGAACTGAACCCGGAAGGGATATAAAAATATGCAATGATGGAAGCGCCGCCGCCCGCGCCAGCAGAAGTTGCTGCTGTATCCACCGTGATATTAAAAGTAGTGGTGCTGAGTACAGTAATCTCAAACTGGACGTTATTAAGGCTTGCAGCAGGGATGCCATTAGCGGCAGTTGCCCCCGAAAACACTACGTAGTCCCCAGTGACCCCACCATGCGCGGTGGTAGTAGTGACTAAAACGGTAGTGGAAAACGCGGCGGTGGTAAATGAAACAGTACCAGCGGCAAATGTCGCACGGATAGGCGTAATGTCGTTGAGCGTGCCGTTGCTTTCTACGTAAACTTTGGTGCTAGTACCAAGCGCAAGAAAATTGTATCCGGGCGTGGGGAGCCAGTTAAATAACGTGCGGCAAACCCCTAGATACGCAGACGCAGACGCCTTAAGCCACCCACCTAGTTTTTGTGGGTAGCCAGAGAGAAACCGAATTTTATTAGATTCCCACCAACCGCCTTCGCCTGTGTAGTTGGTTTGGTCTCGGTTTACCCCCGGCTTAAATATCAGCTTTTTAAGGGGCATTTACTTTTCCTTGCGGAAAATCTCGATGGCCGAGATGACAGCACCTACCGCCAGACCAATCTGCTGCATAGCATCGGGATTAACCCCCACGCCAAGCGTGCCCACCATGACGGCAGCGCCGCGCCAAGTAGAGGGTTCCTTCGCACGATCTAGGAAAAACTTGAGATTCATGGAGGCTCCTCCTACGGAAGGTTAATCAGATTCTCGGCGATACGCCGTGCCCACCCTTTACCATACTTATCGAAAACTTTCAACTCTGTCATGAACTTGAGGCGCTGACCGTTGAACACCGCAGCGAGCTTGTACTGATCCATTGCCCGCACCGCCGCTAACGTCCCCTGACCGATAATCCCGTCATCCTTAACCCCAACGGCCCGCTGAAGCCACTTCGCAGCCTGACCCACACCGGAGTTCACCGCCCCATCAAACACAGCAAAACGCACTTGCTTGGGGAGATCGTCAGCGTGCAATTTGTCCCAATAGTCCCGGCGATAAATCTGCTGCGCTCGCTCAAGCGTCAAGTTCTTGATGTCCTCCATCGGATAGGAGTTAGCGGCGACGCCATACTTAGTGCCCAACATTTCGCCAACGCCAACCTTGCCGCCAGTCCAGTTGCCGGGGTCGTTGCGATCGTCGCTGTAACCGCCTTCGTGCCCGATAAGTACCTTGAAAGATTCTTCAAACGTCATTTGTCCACCTTGGAGTCTAATTTGTCAAAGATACGAACCAGCATTTCTTTCACTTCGCGAATGTCTACACGGTAATCTTCACGGGAAACGTAAGTGCGAGGGATTTCTTCGCGGAGCTTAGAAAGGTCTGAACGAAGCGCGATACTAGCCTCCCACACGGAGCGGCCAAACCACCCAATAATCGTCATCACAACGCCAAGGATGATGTTAAAAAGTGTTTGGTAGTCCACTATTCTTTCCTACTTTTATCGTCTGTGCGTTGGTCAGTGGCGATCTTGATGCCGGTAATCAACCCAATGAATCCCCCTACGATGGTCTGGAACGCAGGGAGTACGGCTTCAAAAATCTTGTTGTTGTCCACCTTCTCGTCAAACAGCCCAACCATCATGCCGCTGACCATTGCTAAAAGAATGGTCGATAACGTGACCGTAGCAATGAGAGTGACCCAGACCGACAATTTCTCATTGGCATTCATGACCTACGCCCAAGGCAAACCTTCGGAAGTCGTCGGAGCTTTACGCCGGTCGATTTCCGTTTTCATGGCATCCATCACTTCCGCAACGCGCTCTTCCCCCAGAAAATCTACAACCCACTTAATTACTTGTTCTTCCGTCAAATCTTCAAACGGTATGAAATCGGGGCACCCAGAGTCAGGCACAAACCCTGCATGTCCAAAGGCAGTGGCATGAAACCCTTCATCTTCTGCAAAAACTCGCCAATGGGTGACGACAACGCCCCCAGTATTAATATCGCGAGTCATTCGTTCAATTTTCCAAAAAACGTTCATGTTTGGTTACCTCACTTATTTAGATTCAAGGGTTAAAATACGCGCTTTAAGATTTTCGATCATGGCCTGCTGTTCTTGGATCGCTTTGGTCAGCAAGGACACCATATTACCGTATCCAAGCGCATCGGGCCGGTTTTGGTCATCGTATTGAACAAACTGAGTCAGCCCAATGTCATGCACTTCCTCGGCAATGAATCCACCAAAAACGGTATCTCCATCGTTGTTACCCTTGTAAGTAACAGGACGAAGTTGCATTACCTCTGCAAGGCCGTATGGCGCGTTTTCAACGCTATTTTTATATCGAATTGAAGAGGTACTGCGCTGAAGAATGCCGCTGGCAGAACTCATTACCATATTCACAGCAGAGCCAGTAGTGCTGGCGTATGCGTCTGGGCATCGAAACGCGCCATCTACAATGTAAAGGCCGTCCACGGAGGTATAGCGAACTCGTTCTGAAATCGCGCCTGCTTTCATCGTGAACAGCGAAAGCGTCCCATCTTCTGAACCGTTAACCGGATCTGCGATTGTTGTTGTGAGTCTGACGTATTCGGTCAGAGCAGAAGCACTGTTATTGCCGTAAAAACGCAAATTGGCAATGTCATCTGATGCCGCAGGGGACGCGCTGTTTTTGAAAAAATTGATGTTCATACCAGATGTGCCGTCATCGGTATCAATAAAATATGCGTTTGTAAGCGCAGTAGAACGCGATGTTAACGAATACCCAGAAGCAGCCGCGCCACCAGCGGAGACAGTCGAAGAGGCACTAAGGGTAGTGAACGCTCCGGTGCTAGGTGTGGTAGCGCCTACAGTCCCGTTGATCGGGCCGGCAAATGCTGTGGCTGTGACAGTACCGTTGACATCAAGCGCAGTGGAAGGAATTTTCCCAATACCAACGTTCCCCCCAGCTTCAATCCGCATCCGCTCTGCGGGGGTTGTAGCATTAGCGGTGAAGAAACGGAGGTCTGCATAGTTACCCGCAGTAGATTGAACCGATTGGATGGAAGCAGCCCTAGTAGTGCCGCTACCATTAGGGTCAAAATATAATGCAACCCCAGTGTTGATTGTTGAAGCAGTGTTGTTCTGAAGGAGCATTACATCGGACACCGCCCCACTAGAATCTACACGTACATTGAATTTTGTAGGTGCTGCTATACCGCCAATGCTTACATTCCCAGAGAATACGCTAGGGGCGGTGCCATTTGCGTAGAAAGCGTAAGCTGTACCGCCGCCGGAAGCAGTGTTAACGGCGGAATAGAACCCGTAAGCGGTTTTCCCAGCGGTTACCGCAGCGGTATCAGCGGCGAAAAAAGCGTAGTTATTAGTAGCGCCAATAAGCGTACCGCCGGAATTAAAACCCCATTGAGTGGTTACAGTTGACCCCGCGCCAATAGTTCCTTGAGATGCAAGATAATGATACAGCTGCGTTAATGTAAACGCAGAGGCGGCGGTAGCTAAAAATGTATTGTATCCGCGAGCTTGTGAAGTTACGTCACTTTGAATAGTCGCAACTGTATTATTGGCACTTGATACTGTAGCGCCAGTAATGGTTTTAGCGTTGAAAAAATTACTACCCGCCGTGCCATTAGACCCAATGTTGACCGTGCCGGTAAACACATTGGGCGCGGTGCCTGCTGAGTAAAATCCGTAAGTCGTGCCGCCACCCGTGGCGGTGTTGACGTTAGAGTGAAACCCAAAAGCAGTTTTACCAGCGGTTACGGCGGCGGTATCGGCGGCAGCAAAAGCATAGTTATTAGTAGCGCCAATTAAGTTGGCTTCTGAATAATACCCAATTTGGGAGGTTACAGTTGATCCCGCGCCAATAGTGCCTTGACCGGCGTAAAAATGTTGAATCGTCGTAGAAAACGATGCGGCGGCGGTTCCCAGAAAACTTGTATAGCCCCTAGCAGAAGCAGTAACGTCACTTTGAATAGTTGCGCTAGTGAAGTTACCATACGCAGCCGTAGCGCCAGTAATAGTTTTAGCGTTGTAAAAATTACTACCCGCCGTGCCATTAGACCCAATGTTGACCGTGCCGAGGAATACGCTAGGGGCGGTGCCTGCGCCGTAGAAAGCGTAAGTCGTGCCGCCGCCGGAAGCAGTGTTAACGGCGGAATAGAACCCAGTAGCAGTTTTGCCTGCGCCTACTAAGGTGGTATCAGCAGCGTAAAAACCGAAGTTACCAGTAGCACCAATAAGCGTACCGGCGGAATTAAATCCAAATTGGTTCGTAACTGAAGTTCCGCTAAACGTGCCTTGCCCGGCTTGAAAATGGTTAAGGTTAGTAAGCGTTACAGAAGCTGCGGTGGCGAGATCAGTTCTATATCCAACAGCAGTCCCGGTTACATCGCTTTGAATGGTGGCTGAAGTTGCATTTCCATACGAAATAGTCGCATTGCCAGTAATAGCTCGGGCGTTATAAAAATTAACCCCCGCCAAGCCATTAGTCCCAATGTTGACCGTGCCGGTAAACACATTGGGGGCAGTGCCCGCGCTGTAGAAACCGTAAGTCGTGCCGCCGCCGGTAGCAGTATTAACTGAAGAATAGAACCCGTAAGCGGTCTTGCCTGCGGTTACTGCGGCGGTGTTGTTTGCATAGAAAGCATAGTTACCAGTCCCTCCAATTAAGTTGGATTCTGAAAGAAACCCAAATTGGGAGGTTACAGTTGACCCCGCGCCAATACTTGACTGGTTTGCGTAAAAATGTTGAATCGACGTAGAAAACGATGCGGCGGCTGTTGTCAGAACGGTTGCATATCCCCGAGCAGCAGCAGTAACGTCACTCTGAACAGTTGCCTGCACAAGGCAGGCGTTCGCACTCGTAGCGCCAGTGATAGCTTTGGCGTTGTAAAAACTATTGCCTGCGGGAACAGTCGTTGCGCCCATACCCACCGCACCGCTTGTGTCGATTACAAACGGGGTACTATCTGGATTAGTATCGTCTTCTACCAACAACGCATTACCTGAGCCAGTTTGCGTAATGCGAAGAGCATTAACAGACGAAGCGCCTGTAATAACTGTGCCAACGGTAGACTCGTTCGTGATTAAAAGCGGGCCGGTTTTTAGTTTGTAATTGATAAACGTAATTACCGCGCCTACACCACCTCCGTTACAACGGATAATAGCTTCAAAACCGTCTTCAATAGTTACCGCACGGTTAAGATCCGAGCCATTCCAAGTTCCTTGAAAAACATTCAGCGATTGCCCCGTGGAATTACGAATGAAGTAATACCCAGCAAAATCGTTAGGGGCAATTTGCAAATATCCCGCAGACCCTAACGCTCCTGACGCAGTAAGAATTCGCTTCTGCCCATCAGAAGCTGCGCCGTCAGTAACTTGAAGGATAGTAGGAGCGCCAACAGCAGTGCCGGTTACGGCGATAGTAACCGCGCCAACAATTGCGTTGTCGATAATCGCGCTGAGATTACTATTAGTAGTGAGCCCCCACGTACCGGCCTGTTCGCCTGTGCCGATAAGTTCGATACCCAAATTAGAAAAAGTAGAAGCCATTTTTTAAATCCTTTACGCAGCTATTTGCGTCCAATTGGGGGTTTGGGCATCATTGACATCTGTCCAAGTACCCGTCTGAGTATCATTAATTACCGCCCAGCTTGGATTTTGGTTGGGGGCTATCTGGCTCCATATAGTAAGGGAAACCGTCCCAATCACTCCAGTCGTCGTAACCCCGACAAGGTTGGCTTCTGCACCGGGAATAGCGGAGACATTCCCTACGACCCCAGTCGTCGTAACACCTGTAAGCGCGACATTAGCTGCGCCGGAAACAGAAACAGTACCAACTACGCCGGTCGTAGTACGTCCAGTAAGGGCTACGTTAGCTGTACCAGAAACGGAAACTGTTCCAACTACGCCAGTCGTAGTACGTCCAGTAAGGGCTACGTTAGCTGTACCAGAAACGGAAACTGTTCCAACTACGCCGGTCGTCGTGACGCCCGTGAGGGCAACGGAGTTACTTACCCAAACGGTAGAAAACGGCGCTCCAGAAAACGGCGCGACGGAAAACATCTACTAGCCCCAAGGAAGGGGTAGGGATACGACCGGAGGCTGCTGCATATACACAATC